ATAAAATAATCGATTTATTGGACATGATAAAGTTATCAGGTTTATCTAACATAATATGAATAAAAACATAACCACAAAATTATTGATACTACAAATATTATTAACGTTTTATTCTCTTTTATTTTTTTCATTTCTTTGTGCTAAATTTATCAATAGTGGTTAATCCTAAACAACCAAAAGCTAATGCAGTTACACATTGTACTAAGGTATCCGATGGCTTAATGTGTTCGGGTGTGAATTGATTAGCAAATAAAGTAGCGCATAACATAATTGTGCAAATTATACCGCATACTCGTTTACTTGAAACGCAACCGCTTTCATCTTGTAATATTTGTTTTATAAAGTTTTTCATTTTGTAAAGTATAATGTTGATTCCGCTTCTCTCCTTTTAACTAACCCTGGCAATGTTCTTCCACCAGCTTTAACCCATTTCATAAACTCAGCTTTAATAGTTTCATCATTTGGATTAGTATTTACTTTTTTTAACAACCCCGATATCTTTAAATTTCCCGATCCTAAGTTATAACAAAAACTAACAAGTGCATCAAATTGATTTTGATTAATGTCATCCCTACAAAATGAATCCACCGATTTTTCATAACCTACTATCATACTTGCTAATAACTCAGTTGCAACCGCTTCAGTTATCGGTTTATCATTCATTGTTACTTTGCTACCATTAGGGTAGTAAGTTGCACCAAATCCTATTGTAGGCACTTTGGCTGGGCATAAATAAGGCAATGATCTAAACCCTTCAAATTTCTTTATTAACTCTAATCCTTTTATTCCTGTTTTAGTTATTTTCATTTTTCTATAAATTTACCACTTTCGTAACTGGTTATAACCAGTTTCATTTACCCTAATTTTGTATGATAATTATTCTTTTTTACCCCTACTGTTGGTTATTTTACTTTGTAATTTTTCGATTAGCATCTCAATACGTTGCTCTAATAATTCTATTCTCTTTTTTAGTTCGTTGATTTGTTCCTCGTAAATTGTAATTACTTTGTTATTACCTGAAGCTTTTAGTTCGTTCCTACTTTTGAAGTAATCCCAAACATCTTTACCTTTGAGTACGCCTATTAAGGCGACTACTATGCCAATAATAGAAACCTGGTCCATTTTAAAATTCTTTTAATAAAGTATAAGTAAAGTTTAATTTCTTTGATTCTTTTGCTAAAGTTAAAATCTTTTTAAAGTCTGCGGGATTATTCAGCACTTGACAACCAGCACTCCATTTATCTATTATTGTAGATATTGATTTTTCGTTTGCTCTGTGTATATTGATACCAAATAATCCTGTATCTAAAGTTTGATTTTCTTCTGCTTTATCATTTAAGTTTTTATCCCGATAAACAGTTACTGGCTTTACTTGACAAAACGCTTCATACTTACCTTGGTGCATTCCTATTTTCCAAGTATCAACGTATTGATTAGGTTTTAGTAATGCTGCTCCTTTTGGATTTAATAAGTTCTTTAACCAATGAACGCCTGGATTAGTAGTGCAAGTAAACCACTCTATTTTATCATTATTAATTACTCCGAATAAGTCATCGAATACATTAGGCAAATCAGCATTTGAACGTATGCCAACAAAATTAATATCACTAAACCATTTGTAATTGTTTAATAAATATTGTGCTTTTATTTCTTCGATGCTATATTTTTTCATTTCTTATGTTCTAATTGTTCAACTCTTCGTTCTAAACTATCATGCTTAACATCCTGGACCATTACCATAGTTTTAATTTCGTTTAAATCTTTGCTCATCTTCATCAAAGCATTAACCCCTAATGCTCCGATAAAAGATAAGATGGCTATCAACCCCGAGACCAGCCATAAAAGAATGTCAAATTGTGTCATTATATATTTGTAATTTTAGTATTTATTTGAGTATAATTAATTGCTTCTAATTTAGTCCAATCAACTTTTTTAATATTTTCGTTATCTTTTAATTGTTCAACTAAATCAATACTCACTAAATAAGTTCCATCAACTTGTTCAGAACAAAATGGATTAAATTCATAACCTGTTTCGTATTCAAAACTGCTAACCTTGTTAGCATCTAATTTTGATATTTTATAAAATGTATTCATAATTAAATTGCCCATCCTATTGAAGTTCCTAATGCTTGTAATGCTGTATAAAAAGTAGCTTGATTTATTATTCCACTACCCATAAAAGAAGCACTAATTTTTCTTGATGAAAAATCAGAAGACCCCCCGCCATAATTATTATGTCTTGCTAACATATAAAAAGTAATATTTGGCAACCCTGAACTTGCTACAGTATAATTACTAAGCAAAGAACCAGCTCTATAAATATTATTTATAGTTGAAGAAGTTCTAACCGCTGAAAATAAAGAAGTTGAAGATGCATTAGTAATAGCTTGTGTTGTACCAGCATCATTTATATTTACATAAGTCAAACCGCCTTCTCTGCATCTTATTTGAGTAAAATTACCATCATATAATCCAATATCAATAGCCAATTCATTTGTATTAGTTAAAGAATAAACTCCAAAACTACATGAATTTCTTGTGTATTTATTAGTTCCTATTGATGGGTTAAAATTAGATTCAAGATAAGAATTAACATCATTTCCTGTATAACCTTGACTTGCTGTGAATGTAGGCGAATTAACCGCTGTTATCATTGTACTTGTTGGGTTTGCTAAACTTGTTCTTGCAGCAACTGAATTACTTAATCCATGAATCCACAATCTATCAAACTCAGCAAAGTCAGTTCCTAAAGCACCAATAAAAGTATTGATATAAGTTTTTTCATCATTGGTTAAACTTCCGCCATTACTAGTTACTTGATTAAAGTAAGCTGTAGCAGAAGCAGAAAATGCCGCTTCATAATAAAAACTATTAAACTTACTGATTTTCATTATTGAACTATGTTTAAAACGATTGTAATTTGCTCCGCACTTGTTGGTGTATATGTACTTTCTAAAGTTACTACACAAAATATGTGAGCAGCACTTAAAGTAGGTACCACACAAATCGGTTTGCTAATATCATTAGTCGATGTTTTCTCATTAGTTGTTGCCGCCCAGTTAGTATGTTTAATTTTACCTAAAAAGTTTTGTTGATTTGCAAAAGTAGGAACAAAAGCAGCATTATCGGCAGCAACTGTAAATGATCCTGAATAAAAATTCAAAGTCAATGAAGGAGTTGAAGCTGGATTAGAACTTATTATCGAACTGTTTACAATTACTGAATTACCTAAATCAGCATCTATTGTTATCGGAATTACTATTCCATCGCCTGACAATACATCGCCTATTGAATAAGCTGTAGTGTTAGCGGGTCTTGTTATTGTTCTTTTACTTACCATTTTATTTATATTTTTAAATTATTAATTATTGAACTGTTGGATTTGTTATCGGAATACTGCATGCATCCCACTCAAATATTGCACTAAATTCTACATCAAAATACCACCCCGCAACCTCATCGTTAAAAGCATCTACAAAATCAGTTAAAGTTACCTCACTATTTATTTTTATTAGTTCGCTAAAATCATACTGCATAAAATAAATTAAAGTATCTAAACAAATTTGTTTACAGTCCGATAAGACCTCTAATTGATTTCTCAATCCCTTCTTGCTTTTATCACAAATATAAAATCTAATAACAGTTACATCACTCGTTCCACTAATTCGATTAGGTTGCAAAGTACCGAATAACATAGGATAATGAATAGATTGCCCTCCATTTAATTGATCCCAAGGGTCACCAAAATACCAGCTATTAATTTGTTTGTGAGCAGTGGCATAACTTTCTATCGCAATTACCAATTTGTTTAATGTAAGCATCTATTTTTTTCTTATTTTTTTTAATGTACTTTTTAATTTCACTCTTTGTTTTTTTTCTTATTGCCATACTGGATTATCTCTATTATCTTGTATATTACTATAATCTTTTTTACCTAAAATTCTAGTCCCTAAATAAATATCAACATCATAAGCATTACGTTCAGGGAATATATCCGCTCCTGTATTAGTATTGTAAGTTGGGTAAGTAGAGTTATTATAGTTTAAATATTTTATCATTCTATCCCCGTACATCTCACCATTTGTTTTCCAAATATTCATTAAATATTCCATGTCATTAGTAGGAATCGGTTGCCCGTTATCACTACTATTTGTCATTATGCCTTTATTTGCATATCGGAATTTAAATGTTGGTGAGCTTTCATACATAATATAATGAACCATCATTTTTAAAATGTAGTTATCTATTATTGTTTTGTAAGCTGCTGGAATAGTAGTTGATGAATTTATATAAGCTAAGATATGAGTTTCAATAGTATTATATAAACTTGTTCCCAATAAAGGAAGTATGTATTTATCTTGTACCAATTCAATAACTGGTGTTATCTTATCGTATTCAGTATTATCGTCAATAACCGAATGTCTAATTAAACAATCTTGACCTATCCAAAGTGTACTCATCTTATTTCTTTTTACGTTTTATCCTAGTTTCACCTACCCAAATATGGCGGCACCAAGGAGTTGTTTCAGTTCCATTATTATAAAATCCTCCACGAAAATCCCAAGCTGATTCCCCAAACTCGTTGGTAAAAGCATCTATTTGTTCATAGGTTAATCTTCGTGCTACATTTTTTCCATCAATAGTTTCTCGACCACTTGTTTCAATCATCATTTGTAAACAGAACTCCCTTGTAGTTGGTAATCTTTTTGGACCACTTACATCAGGTCTTTTATCGTATTTATAAACAGTGTAAATTTCGGTATCATAATCTTCAGTATTTTTATCTAAACCTTTTTCACTTGGTGTGAATATCCCATCTAAAAAGCTACCTAGTTTTTTTTTCTCTAACCAAGTTATTTCAGTATTTATTTTTTCAATATCTACATTTAATGCCTTAGCAAGTTCTTCAGGTTTCGCAAATGGATTACCTTTAAATTGATTAAGTATTGCATTTCGTAAATCAGTAACTGATAATTGTAATCTATTGGTTGTGTATAATTTTTGTTTCGATAACTCAAATCTTAGAACTTGTTTTGAATCTTTAAAGTTTACATATTCAAGGTCTATTATTTCATCATCATCATCTACATCTACAGCATTTGCTTTTACCCATTCAATAAATCTTTTTTCTTTATCAGCAGATTGTTGAACTTTTACAACCTCATTATTCATTTCATCCTGAGCTATTCCTAAGAACGTTAAAGCATCGGCATCACTTAATCCAAATCCTGTTTTAATCATTATTAATGCCTGGTCCGCTGTATAATCACCTTTCTTTAACTTGTTGGCTATATTAAAAAGATTTTGTCTTTGTCGGCCTGTTAAGTTTTTAAGATGTTCGTTTACTTGTATTTCTTCTTGAATTACAGTCGCAGTTGGTAAACCAATTTCTGCAGCTTCAATCTTTAACCCGTATTTTTCAATAATATAATTAGTTACGATATTAGGATCTCTAGCATTTAAAGCATTGATAACATTTTGATTTTCTAATGGCAATTCTTTGCCAATCGGCTGAACTTGTTCTACTTCAAATGTAATATCTAAACCAGTTTTTAGTTTAAACATTTTATCAATAAATTTATTAAAAGCTACTTGTTCAATCTTAGCATATTCGTTAATAAATAATTCATGTGCTAAATCTAATTCGTTTCTATCTCCTAAAGTACCCTCAGTTTTGATTTTAAACAATACTCCTGGCACGTTATGTCCTGTAATTATCTTTTGTTGGTTACGTTTATTTAACGCTTCGTATTGGTCAGCTAAACCTGTTGGTGTTACATTTACAACTTCCGCTCCTTTGCCATCGGGATTAGTAAAACTTAAAACTACCTTACCAGCATTTTGTGTGCCTTGATGTTTCTCTTGAAAACGTTCTTTGATATCTTCCTTAACTTCAGGTGTTAATTTACCACTAAAAAAAGTTATAATATGACCAGCACTAAATCCATTTTTTACTAAACTATGAAAAAAGTTACTAATCTCAATATCGGTATTAATGTCCAATAGAACGCTTGAATAATCGGGTGAAGGGTAAAGTCCATCTAATTCATTTAAAGACGGTGTAAAGTCCTTAGAATAGTAAATTGAGGCACCTATAAAACCTTCCTTGTAAAATGGAAAGTAAGTTTTCTTTAAATGGTAACTTTTAGCAGTCCAATCTTCTGAATACCAAACTCCGCAATTATCTGCACTTAGTCT